TTGTCAATGTTGTGTTGGATGGTGCTAATCCATAAGTTCTTGTATTTAAAAAGTTTGCGGGATCGAATGCAGTATCTAACTTACTAACACCACTAGCTAAAGATGAACCAACTCTATCTGGATTAGGAACAATCTCTTCATCAGGATTGTCTGAAACTCCTGCTCCAAATCTTAACTCAGTTCTATTATCATCTCTAATAAAAGGTGTAAATCTTCGTGGTGTTTTCCTTAACTTTAACAAATATGGTGCGGTATCATTATATTGAGTCATATCTGAATCATTTGCTGATGTATTTTCTACTTCATCAAATATTGTATCTTGTGCTAAAAAGGGAACTTCATACCAACTATTACCATCACTATCTGTAATACTAAGAATCTCTATAACATATGGATTACCCAATACTACTTTGTCATATTTAGTTGCTGTGCTAAAAGTAAAAAGCTCTTCTTTAACTTCACCACTAATAGCTCTTACTCTTTTCTTTAACAAATATTTTGTAGGAACATTAGCATTTGTTTCAAATATAGAAACTGTAGTTGGATCGTAAGAACTTGAATATTTAAAGTTTACATCATCCATGAACCTAAAAGTTTTTCCTGTGCTTTTAGATTTTACTTTTGTATTACTTGTAACTGTTAAAGCATAATTCATATTTGGTCTAATAGAATCTGCAGTTCCTGTAGCAGGAACAGTTTGATAAACATCCAATACAGTCGAAGCAGGATAACTAACTTTAGGTTTGTATCCTAAAGATTGTGCTATGTTATAAATTGTTCTCTTTTCTTCAGCATATGCTAAAATTGATTCTTTAAATTGACTATCTACATAATAAGAAAGAACATCACCAATATAGGCTGCCATTTCAATAAACATCATTCCTGGAGAAGACTCATTAAAGTCTGTATAAGTTGTTGGGAAATATGTTTTTGCAAACCCAATTAAATCGTTTCTAAATCCTTCAAAGTCTTTATTTAAATATTTGACTTCTTTAGATACATCTTTTATTGGACCTGTTGTGTTTGTAGGCATTTATTGTCTCCTATCCTGTAGTATTAAAATCTAAGACTATTTGATCTGTTGCGCCAGGACTTGTTGCTACTGAAAAATTTATAGATACATTTAATCTATTTGGGTTTGTAGCATCTGTTTCTGTGGTTATTGAATTTATAGCTACGTAAGGCAACCACTTATCAACTGCTTCATTTATCACTTCTTCAATTAATGCATCGTCTTTAAATTCAAACACAACCTCTAATAATCTAGAACCAAAATCTGGTTGATGTGGTCGTTCACCTATATTTGTTAAAAGTAAATTTCTCAAATTATGTTGAGCTTGTTCTTCAACAGTTTTAGTTCTATTGAACATACGACTGCCAATAAATCCAAGTGGAAAAGATAAACCAACACTTGTGTTTGGATCTAAATTAGTTTCTATAGTCGATGCCATTATTTATCCTTGTTTATTACTTTCATTAAATCTGAATAATCTCTTGTAAGTGCGTTAACAACTCCATCACCTACTTGGTCTGGAGTAACACCTTTTTCTGCTAAAGTTTGTGCTGCAACTCTATCTCTTTTTAGTTCAGGACTTGCCATATCGCCGTAACCTAAAACATCTGCCATATTTTCTGTGGTATATGTTTTACCACCCATATCAGGATATTCTTCTTGAGGTCCTTTTGTCAAACCAACAGTTTCATTTAATATTTCATTCAATGATTTGTTTTTGGTATAAACTTTTTTAGTGGGTTTGGTTGTATATTTTTTTCTGATAGGTTCTTTCAACCGTCTTTCAGATATAGTTTTTCTCTCACTAATAAGTATCTTACCTACTTCTTTTTTAACTTCTTCTTGAACTAACTTTCTTATAACTCTAATAAGATCTTTTTTCTTCATTCTTATTACCTCTTATTTTATTGTAATGTTACAACACGACTCTTCATCGTGTTAAGTTTTATTGATAATGTTGCTAATGTGCTTAATACTTGTGCAGCTCTACCAGATTCTCCTGCATATGCTTGAGGTGTTGGTGTTCCTGGCGTAACTATAACAACTGGCGTTGTAGCAATCGCTATTACTACTGACGACAAATCACTTATAGATTGCATTAAATCTGATAATATATCTTCTAAAGTATCACCCAATACAGCTGGCTCTTGTTCATCAGATACACCCAACTCTATTCCCTTACTCATTATAGCAGTATAACCCTTTTCATTTTGTAAATAAATATCTTGTCCTGTAAGAGTTATATCTTTAGTTTTACCCTGTTCTCCATTTCTACCAATTACTACAGTAGGAGAATATAAATTTAATCTTTGTTTAGCTGCTACACCAAATGTATTTAATGTTGAAAAATCTATAGGTCCATTACTAAATCCAAGAATTCCATCTTCCTTACTATTAAATATAAGTCTACCTGAATTAAGAATAATCTGCTTACCATCAAATACCTCAGGTACTACACTTGTTGGATAGATGTTTGCATCTTCTAATGTTGCTGGTGTTAATTTAACAGTTTCATCTGTAGTCATCCACATAGAAGAAGCATCTAAATTTATGTTTTCTTCTAATGGTGCATTTAATGATTTTTCATTTATCTCATCTATTAAAATGTTACCCTCATCAAACTTTTCAAAATCTGATATCTGACCTGCTCTAAGTTTTATAGTTGGTGCATTATCTACACTACCCAATCTTAAAGTATTACCAAATCTTCCTTGTATTAAAGTATCACCCTCATTTGGCATTAATGATCTTATATTAAAATTTGGTTTAAAGTAATCACCTAAAAATACATCATCTGATTGTTCTTTATTTTCTACTACCTCTGTTTCAGCAGTATCTAATGTTTTTTGACTTTTTGTACTTTTACCTATATTAAATTTTTGACTTGAACCAAGAGATGCAGCATTATTTGGATTGTTATATATATTAACTCTATCTGTATAATAAAATTTATCATAAATTTTTTGAATAAATACTGTTTCACCCTTAATGGGAAAATCTATAATATTTAGATTTAAAGGATATGCTACCATTAATTGATCATCTGACAAATTTTGTTGTGTATAAATTTTTCTAAATCTTATAGCACCAAGAAACTTATAATCGGGTTGATCATCAATAGGTGATTCTTCTAATTGATCTTCTGTAGCATATACTTCTATTACTTCTGCTAATTCACCCTCATCGGCTTTACCAACATTTATTTGGTTAATGACGGGAGATAATAATTTTCTTATATGATTGTCTACATCAAATAAATTCATCAATCCTGTAGCTTTAAGGCTTATATCAGGTAATTTTAATTTCATTTAATTTTCCGTTGTTTTAAAATCCTCACCTATTGTGTCTGAATATTTTTGAACGTCTTGTGCAGTATCTTCAACTGCTTTCATTAATTGTTCTTTTTCATTTTCAGATAAACCAAAGGCTTCTTCTGAACCACCTTTAGCTTCTGCTGCTAGTAATCGTTGAACGATTGCTGCTATTTTAACTAACTGGTCATCATTCTTTACATTGATTTCCAGATATTCTTTTAACATAGGAACTATCTGAATTGCAGTGTCCCCATCCTTAATAAATGATACAAGTTCTTTTGTTAATACATCTAACTGTTTTCTGTTTTTATCAGTATTGTCGTAAATGTCTTTGAATACATCAGATAGAGATTTACCTTCAAATACTTCATAATCTGTAGCCATATATACTCCATAATATTTGTAGTTAAAATTTTTAGATTAAATTTGTGCATGAGAGTTTCATAATATAAATATAAAAATATTAGGTTTTTAGATAGTTATTATTGAGGTTGCTTCGGTTGTACTAACTGAACAACCTTTTTTGTTAACTAACGGGAGAAAACCAATGAAGGAAATCATAACAATGGTCAAAGGATGGGTAGACGATGTTGCACATCTGATGATGTCCTTTGTAGCTATCGGTGCTGTTTCTGAAGTAATCTTTGGAAGTGGTATCTTTGGTGTTAATGTTATAGGTAACCTGACAACCATCATAAACAGTTTCGGCGAATCTGGCTTCGCTGGGCTTGTCGCATTGTTGGTGTTGGTGGGTTTATTTCGAAAGTAGGACCGAAATAGTCTTATACTTCCTACAAGTATAGGACACGAAAAAAGGGAAGTTTATCTTCCCTTTTTTTGTTTTTATGATACTTGAGTGTAATTTTTTCCATAATATTGTTTAATGCCAGTTAATCTCGCCTTATCTCTCAATTCTTTAGTTCTAATATATTTTCCCTGTCCACCATTAACTCTGTTGGCACTTCTACTACATTTACCACACATACCTATGTTTTTTTGAGAGTTATATGCTC